TGTGGGGAACAACCAACCATTGGCCTTGTTGGCCACTTGACGTACACCACCTGGTGTGACGCCTTGTCGGAGTGTTTCGGTGCCCAAGGCCACTGCTTCACTGGCTGCAATACTGCCAAGATTTTTACCTTTGAATGTTTTGCTGAGTCTGGCAGCTTTTTGCGCTGCGCCAATGTAGCCCAGAACTGATCCGCTTTGCAAGTCACCAAGGATGCCAGCACCTGCATCCAACAATCCGCCCTGACCAAACACAGTGGCATTGGCACCAGGTCTAGCAATGGGACTCACAGTTTTGTCATAGTGTGCATCTGTAGCAAAACCTAGCACATTGGAGTCGCCACCTGATTGTGCTCGACCCAAGGCACCCGAATAGTATTTCACAGTTTCATACGCAATGGTCATGGAGTTTTGCATGGTACCGGCACCTTCAGAATAATTGTATTGATCGCCACCCCAGGAAGTGATTAGTGGATTGATCAACACATACTCTGCAAACTTTCGTTGGTCCATGCCGTAGATTCTGATGTCTCTAAAGAACGGGGGCTTGCCTGTGGTACCTGCTGTGTTGCCATCGTTGTAGGCTTCGCCAATGTAACCCCAGTCGTTGACATTGCCAATACGTTGAATGTCGTAGATGTCTCGATCATTGTAGCCAAAGCCGGCTTGCCGCAATGAACTAGTGCCATTGCTACCATCGGTGTTGTTGGGATCTAGATATCTTTGTGTGGGATCTTTGTAGTAGTAACTCATGTAGTAGTACCACAGTTTGCGATTCAAGTCATTGCTGGTGTCGTGGAATGTGACATTGATGGGATCGTAGTTGAGTTTTTTCTGTATGATTCTTTTGCGATTGTATTGATTCAGTGTTTCTACATCTATGTTGAATTTGGGAAGATCAATGGTTTTGACTGTGAGGCTCAGCATGCTTCTGTCCTCAGGCGGGAAAGCACTGCTCAAACCAGGAATCTCCGTTACATTCAGCGTGAAGCTAACGTGAAAAAGAAACTTGTATCTTGGCTTGAGTTCGTAGGCGTTGGTGGTAAATGTACGGCTTGCGTGTTGATAATCACGCAACACACTGTTGCCAATAAATCCACCAACAAGCTGCTTGCCGAAGCTTTTGAAGTCAATGCCTTGGGTGACTCCTTTGAGGAAGTCTTGTCCAAATGCCATGTGTTAAGCGGCCTGTCCGGCGCCAGTAATTACATCACCAAGAGTTCTACCAACTTCAGTACCGACTCCGGTGCCTTCTGGTGTTTGGTTGGCGTTGTCGTATACAATGCTCATGGTTATTGATACTGGAGCACTTTCACTGTAATTCAATGCACCGTAGTCAGCTCCACTGAGATAGCAACCATACAATTCCCATGTTTCCAGCACCACTGGTTCGTTGGCACCGTTGCCACCGTCTAGTATTTCAACTTTGGTAGTGAACTTGTAGTCAATGCCCGATGCAGCTGAACTCATTTCCAAAAAGTCCATTTGCTTTTGCAGTTGCTCGCCAATTAATCGGCTCACAGCACCTGATGCATCGTCACGAATTTCGCATGAAGTAGGTGCCCAAGCGTGTTTGCCAGCCAGCTTCAACGTTGAGTTGTAGATAGGAATTGCAATTTCTTCAAATGTCAAATTGGGGCGAGCAAAACTTATAACTTGTTTGGTTAATTCGGTTCTTGGTGTGCTCACACCAAAGTTTTCAAACATCACTCTAAAGCGATATTTGAGTTTGGGCATCAATAGACCTTGGGTGCTTGAACTTTGGTCACTGGCCAAGGGTACTGTCATTTTGGTTAATGATGAAACTGCCATTTGTTATTTCTCCTGTTGTGTTTATTTACCTGAAATGGAGGCCAAGTCAAAGGCCCCCTGTTTCATCATGCTGCCACGCCTGAAATTTCTCCTGTGTTCTTGATACGCAGCGGAATGTAGATAAATTCCACGGCTTTCACAGGTTCAATAGCAATGTCTACATACAACTCATTGCGGTCAATTCTTGCAGGTGTGTTGTTGCTCAAATCGCACACAACCAAAAAGTCATAAATGGCACGTTTGGCAATCAAATCAATCATCAAACTGTTAATGGTATTACTGATTTCATTGCGAGTGATCTGATCATTGGGTTCAAACAAATATTGCTTGCCAATCTCTTCTAGTCGTCCACGCAAGAACACAATCAATCTAGCAACGTTGATACGGTCCAGGGCTGTGGTCAATCCTTGACGTGTTTTGTTGCCAAAATTGGTGATACCAATGCCTGGAATAAAGGTGATAGGATTGATGTTGTTTTCATACAACACATCACGTATGCCCTGTCCCACAGCAGTCTGAACAAACTCACCTGTGGTTGATTCAATGTAGCCAATGGCTTCGGCATTGTCAATCACCCCGCGACGTGTGCCAGCTGGTGCCAACCATGGATAACTCACTGCATCACTGCGCAGTATGGTGCGAACCATCATGTGTGTAGGCGGTGCAACCACTGTGTTGCCTGACAGGTCTGTGGTCTGGCAACTGGGATAGAACACAGCAGCATAAGCACTACCAATGGTGAGACCGTCTTCAGTTGGCAAACCCAGACCGCCGTTGTTGGTGGCATAGTTCAACAAATCTGTGCCGTTGGCCCCCAAGCGCATTGGAGTATCGCCCACAACAAACAGCGTGTTGGAACGCTCGTTGCTGAGTGCAACCATGTTTACAGCCAGTTCAGGATATGCAGGAGCGGCAATCAAGTTGAATTGATTTTGTTCTTCTCTTGCTGGAAGACTGGTGTCAATACCGGATTTCATTGCAGCCACAACCAATTTGCGCTGTGCTTGACGTCCAGCATACATTGAGCCGTTGTCTTTGTTGCCCGAAGCTGTGAGCCAGGTATTTTTCTGTGTGGGTAATGTGTCATCAGGGAATGTGGTTGAGTTAAAGTAATTGTTCTGGAAACTTTTGACATTGTAACCTGATCTGCGTGTGTTGAACAGCAACATACCTTGGGGGTACAGTGCAGGATCGGGTGCATCCAAATCCAAATAGTTACTGGTCAACAAACTCACAATTGTGGGGAATGGATCTGCCACAGGATCTGTGGTACCATTGGGTGCCCAACGTGCATCTGCAAACAAAATACCGTTTGAACTGACCTGATCAGTGGTGTCCACTGCCACCCACTGATCAACTCCACTGACCTGCTCCCAGCGATACAACAATGGATAATTTTCCAAGTCTGAACTGTCAATCCAGAGATCACCATATTCCAATGCACTTTCGGCTGTGTTGTTTTGTGTTGTGGGCGCTGTGGCAGCCACAATGGGTCCTGCGGCATTGGTCAGTGTCAAATCAAATCCGCGGGTGTCATTGGTAACGTTTTGATACCCTACCCAGGCGCCATTATTTTGAATCATAATATCAACATCGTCCACAGCACTGTAATACCATAAACGTCCATCTGCAGGATCTTGATCAGGTGTAGTGTCACTGACTGTGTAGGTAAATGTTGGTACTGTGACCCAATTGCTCAAACCCACAAAACCAAATTGATCCGGTCTACAGAAGGTAGTCCATGTATCTGGATCCAAAGTATAGGACGCCACAAAACCTGCTGTGGTCACTGGGTTGCCTGTGATGTCGTCCAATGCGATAGAACCACCTTGACTGTGAGTGAACACAATATTTCCTGCACTGTTCACACTGGCGCTGACAAAAGGAATATTAGCAGCACTGACGTCAGTGATAAAACTTGTCACAGTGGTTCCTGACAAGGTAATTCTGACTGCTGTGTTTGCTGCTGTGTTAGAGCCAGCTTGAGTGGAATAAACATCAAATGAATTGCCAGCAATGAACGTTGGATTGGCAACGTTACCGGTCACAATAGTGGCACCCAGTACTGCTCTTTCCAGCAACAAAAAACTACCATTTTGATTTGGAAAAGTCAAGGAAGCCAATGCGTCGTACTGCAAATAAGTTGTGCCCACTGGAATATTTTTTCCACCGCCAGTGGGATCTTCTGTAAACAATGCAGATTGATCATCTTCATATACCGGTGTGGTTTGTGGCACAAAGGTATCTAGTGCTGCACTGTATACTTTGACTTTGACATTCATGCCATTGCCAGCACTGCTGACGTTTTGCCATACAGATCCTGTGGGTGCAGGATCAGTCTGTCCTGTACTCCAACGTGGTGATTGATAACTGTAACCTGGGAAATAACTTGGTGCACGGTATTCGATGGCTGCAATGCCCAGTGTGGTCAACAATGAAACACCACTGTTGGGCCCAGCTTCAATGCTGACCACGCCACCACTGTCTGTGGATCCGTCGTTGGTGGCAGCACTGTCTGCATAAATGGTCAATTTGTTACTGACTGCGGCTGCTGTGACTCCAGCGATAAGTGCATTGTTGATAGCTGTGGCAAAGCCTGCCACGGTCAATGCTGTGCCACCTGACCCAACAGTGACCAACTGTTCGTTGATGTACATGTTGAAGCCAACTGTCAATGCTCCCGACACTGAATTTGTGCCTTGCACTGTGGGCCAAGAATTTTTCCAGTCATCTGTGCCTAACGCCACCCAATCATTGTCTGAATTTTTATAGTAATTAATATTGTTGATACCAACTGCGCTTACGGCATAATCACCAATGCTGCCAATGGTTTGTAGCGGAGCCCAACCAGCTATATCATTGTAATCAGCAGTGCTGTCAACAACGTCTGCAATATCACTTATTACAATGGGCACTTTGTTGGTAAAGGCACTGGTGGTTTGATTCCACTCAAAAATACCCCAGAGACTGGTCGAAGTATCCAACCAATAAGTGCCGTTGTTGGCATTGCCTGTGGGACGAGTCAGACTAGCAGTTAACTCAGTCAAGTCAATGTTCACACGCTGAATAAAAGCACGATTAGTAACACCCAGTGCTGAGTACGCTGCCAACAAACCGTATTCGTTTAGTTCGTAACCGTTGATAGGTGTTCCAGTTGTGGTGTTGTAAAAGAATGGCACGCCAAATGTTGCTGCCAAATCACGTTGACTGGTGATGAGATAAGTTTTGTTTGCATTGGCAGCAGTTGTGCCAGCTGCAACTCCAACTCCAGCAGCATCAGCCTTGTTTTGTGCTGTTGCAATCAGAAAGTAAGGGACTGTGTTTACAGCGGAAGGGATATATTGACTCTCGTCAATTACTGTTACTTCTACGCCCGGTGATACTAGTGCCATGGTTGATTCCTTTTCAAGTTATTGATATTTATTGGCATACCCAAAAAAACCCAGTTTACACTGCCCTTTGCCAAAGGTCCATGCACTAAATACCCCATGAGACCCATTTGTCAATCCTGCCATCAGCGGCTATGTGCTGTGAACTACATTCGAGAAGATGTTACCCACTATCGCAGTAGATGTGAAACTTGTCAACGCAAAGGTCGAGGAATTAAACCTCGAGAACCTCGATGGAAGTCAGAAGGATACAAGAAAAAACCCACATGTGACAGATGTGGGTTTCGAGCAAGATTTGCCAGTCAATTATTGGTGTATCACATTGATGGAGATCTCAATAATACTGCATTGAGAAATCTCAAAACAATCTGTAAAAATTGTGTAGAAGAAGTGTCACGCACAGAAGTCACTTGGCGGACCGGGGATCTTGAACCAGACGCTTAACTAGACACAAGTTGCTTGACCTGCTGGTATAAGTCATCCAAGGTGCCGTTGTTGTCCAGTACCACATCAAATTGAGTGCCCACCCAGGCAGTTTCTGATGCATGTACGCCCAGTTGCTCTAGTTTGCGCCCACTCAGTGCCCAGGTGCTGTTGCCATTAGGGCCACGATTCACGCTCACAGCCGCATCATACCACTCAGGTTCAGGACCACGCACCACACGCACCACCCGGCCGCCTGCCGCTTTGATGGCTTGAATTTCATTGGGAAATCTGCAGTCACTGATCACAACATCATCTGTGCTGTTGCGCAGTTTGTTTTCCAAGCTGGCAATCCAGATATCATCATGGAATCCGTTGCGGCATACTTCAGTGCCCCAGTTTTGCAAAACCCAACGAGGAGTAATTACTATACCTAATCGATTGGTCCACCAATTGTCTTGCTGTTCACGCCATTCACGAGCTTGTTTGGTGCGCCCTTCTAGCATGGTTCGGTCCCATCCAAATACTGCACTCACAGCATCTTTGAGTGTGTTGGCAAAACTCTCTCTACGAAAATGATGTAGATTCACAAGATAGTCCGCAACGGTATCTTTGCCTGAGCCAATGAATCCACAAACGCCAATGATCATGCAAGTTCTTTCAGTTGAGGATTGAATTTTATTATTCTAGCCCAGCTACACAAAATTAATATGTAATACGTAAAATCAATTTCAAACCATTGGCATGCTTTGTTAATCTTGTATGGATATGCATGATGGTTGCTGTGCAATCCTTCACCAAAAGAAAACGGTAAAAAATTTCTTGCTTTGCTGTTATCTTCTTTATGCTTGTATCCAATTTTGTGCCATACCCAATCACCGATGAAAATACCATAATATTGATTAAAATATACCATTGAGTATGCCAGTACAAACCCAACTGGCCCTAATATTATTGTCCAAAAAATTATAGAAATCCAAACTCCTTGGAATTGGTGTTGTTTGTAGAACAATGTAGCAGGGTCGTTGGGTTCTACACTAGAATCACCATATTTTTCAATCTCTTCTGGACTCACATATCTGGCGGCGCCTGGGTGCTGTTCATAGGTACATAACTCTTTCAAGGTAAATCTATGTGGACTAAATGGGTCGCGGTCAGTATCGCTGTAAATGTGATGAATACGGTGTTCGGCGGTGAATTTTGTTAGATGCCCTTGATACCAAATACTACTGTTGATCCACATCCAAAATCTTATTGCATGTTGGAGCCAAGGGACAATAAT